CACGTTAAAGGACACTTTGCAGCTAGAGAACGGGATGAGTTTTTTGATGAAGTATATGGTGAGGTCTTAATTGACTTTTTCCTTGAATGGCTCAAGACGGAGCCGCATGAAACTAAATCTCGTGAGTTTCTCTACAGTTCTGCTATGGCATTAGGAAGTGTCAAGGAGAAAATGATGAGCTTTGAGATGTACGGAAAAAACATTCCGCACTTACAGGAGGACAATAGTGAGAACAATTGATATTGATGCTCTTATTATAAATTATAATGAGATGATTAACACCTTAGAATACGATTCCATGCGTAGTGCAGGTAAGGCTAAACTAAATGCAGATAAACTTATAAACTTACATTCGCTTGTTGAACGATATACTAAGATACAAAATTCTAAAAAAGCAGCCCCTAAAAAGGAGGTAGCAAATGGATAACGATACCGAAGCACCCGTAGGCTCTACCCAATTGGATGAACCTGCAGCAGAGGTTAATAGTCAAACTGAAGAGGCTTTGCTGGCTGACATCATAGCGAACTCTGAGTTCGTAGATACTCTACCCGATGAGCAAGTACCTGAGTTAGACACGGAAGACCCTGATGAAGAAGACCCAGAAACATCAGAAGAAACCGATAACGAAGATGATGAAGAAGAAGATGAGACTGAAGAAGTAGACACAGATGAAGAAGATGCTGATGAAGAATCCGCTACCGATGAACCTGATGTGTTTGCAACTGATGACTTAGACTTAGAAGCAAAAGTTGTAGTTAAAATTGATGGTGACTATGCTGAAGTTTCTTTTGGTGACCTTATTAAAGGTTACTCTACTGAACAACATCTGTCTAAAAAGGGTCGTGAACTTGGTGATGCAAGAAAACAGTTAGAAACAGAATACCAAGAAAAGGTTGAAGAAATACAAAATCTATCTAAGGCATCTGCTGCTATACTGTACTCTAATGAACAGGCTCTTTCTAAAGAGTATCATGATATAGAAGCTCAAATTGATAAAGCTCGTAAAGATGGTGATACTTATGAAGTCAACGAATTAAAAGACAAACGAGAACAAGCGCAAAAAAGTTATTGGGCTGCACGTAATCAACGTGAAGAACTAGTAACTACTCTTCAAAAATCAGAAAATGAACAAAATGAAAAAGAGTGGAATGAACAACTTCAATACTTTAATGAAACCATTCCTACTATGATTCCTGATTTTAATGAAGAGACTGCTATTGCAATACGTGAATTTGCTATGGAAGAAGGTATTCCTACAGAAGTACTAGACTCAATTGCAGATCCTATTATTGTAAAGTTTGTTGACGATTATCGTAGACTAAAACAAAACATTACTAAAGGTACTGTTAAAAGAAAGAACACACCTGCCAAAAAAGCTCCGCTTAAAAAAGCTAAAACTACAACTCGCAAAAAGCAAGATGCAGCTTCAGCAGTTAAAGCACGAGCAATGGACCCCAACTCTTCAAGTGAAGATCAAATGGAGTTTCTAAGAGGACTTGCTGAACGCTCTTTAAATCTTTAATACCTCGGAGGTATATTTAAAATGGCTAATAATCTTGGTGTGCGTGGAACTGGTGGCCCTCAGGGACCAGCACGTGGCACAGGTAAAGATGTTTCTCAACGGGAAGATCTAGCAAATTTTATCACGATGATTACTCGTGATGAAACTCCTTTTATGTCATCTATTGGCAAATCTAAAGCAACAGCAATCTACCATGAATGGCAGACAGATCAGCTGGAAGCTCCAGGCAACTCTCGCATTGGTGAAGGTACAGACTTTATTGCACCAACTGCTGATGGTTCTGGCGGTACGGGTGCAACACCTGCAACTGGCGCTAAGTTTGCTGTGTCTGGTCCTAACCGTACACGGTTGGGTAACTATACTCAAATTAACGGTAAAACTATTGCTGTGTCTGGAACACGCCGTGCAGTCGATCAGGCCGGTGTTGCAGACGAATATGCGTATCAACTGAAAAAGCGCGGAACTGAGCTTCGGCGTGATGTTGAGTTTGATATGATCCATTCTTATAATGTGTCTAACGCTACTGGCGTTCAAAACGCTAACGCACGTGCAGCTGGTGGATTCCAATCGTTTATTAACTCAGCAACTACTTGTAACTTTGTAGGTGAGTTTGAAGCCCCTTCAGCTTCTAGCTCAAATGCTGGTACTGATTCTGATGGTACTGCTACTGTTCGTGGATCAATTAACGGTGGTACTACTGCACCAGCACGTGGAACTCTTGCACTGACAGATATTGATTCTGTTATGCAGAAAATCTATGAGCAAGGTGGTAAGGCTTCTAAAGTAATGCTTTCACCAAAACTTCGCCGTGACTTCTCAGACCTTATGGTTTCAGACACAGGCGTTGTTCGTAACATTGACGCTGGTGGTCAACTCCGTCAGTCTGTTGATGTGTACATGTCAGACTTTGGTGATCTTATGGTAGTTCCTAACTACATTATGGGTCTGTCAAACTCTGTTGCACTGAAAGGTGATAACGGCTCTGCATTCTCAGGTAATGGTATTCCTGATGTTGCTGACTTTGCAGCGTTGATCTATGATCCAATGTGGTTTGCCGTAGCAACTCTGCGTCCTATGCAGGAAGTAGATGTAGGCCAGCAAGGCGACTCAACCAAAGGCATGATGGTTGAAGAGTGTACTCTTGAAGTACGTAACCCACTTGGTTGTGGTGCTATCTACGGTCTTAACTAGGCTATTTGTTAGGGGAGGTCTTTATGGCTTCCCCTTTCTTTTTAGGAGGTAATTATGCCAAAAGTTGGTGATAAGGAATTTAAATATAATAAGTTTGGAATGCAAGCTGCTAAAAAGTATGCTGCTAAAACTGGAAAAGATATTGAATACAAAGCAATGGGTGGTAATGTAGCAAGCTATTATGGTAAAGGTGGTCCTGTTCAAGGTTGTAAACCTGCTATGAATAACCCAATGAAATCTAAATAATCTAAAGGGAGATAAGTAAATGCTAGTTATTAGACTTGCTAATGGGAATACTTACCCAGCAGACAGATGCACATATCGTGTTGATGAGTCAACAAATAAAATTACACATTTTGATCCTAACGCTGTAACAGTAGCAGTAGGAAATGCACCAACCGCTGTAGGATCTACAGGTGCGCGATTAGGGTATATTAAAGCAGGACGCTTTGCAGCATACACACAAACACCATAAGGGGATAAGAGGACATGTCTAAAGAGACAGATTTTAATTTTCGCAGTGCAACTGTAGAATCAAATAAAAGTATTCAAGCCGGTTTTGATTTAGAATCCGGTGATTGGCAAGCAACACAAGACATTACTCAGTATAAGGAACAAGCTAAACAAGATCGTGATCGACAAGAATATTTTGGTCGTGCTAAATCAGGCTATCGTAAAATGGCTACAATACCTGATATTGTTGCAATTAAAATATTACAAGAGCATCATTTAGATTTGCACGATCCAGCGTTTATGAAAGATCCAAATAACATGAAAAAATTAAAAGTTGTTTTGCAAACTGAATACAAAGATCTCTTGGTAAATACTTAATTAGGAGGCCCTTATGGCATTAACATATACAGAACTTGTTGCTCTAGTACGGGATTGGGTTAATAAGGATTCTGCAGTTTTATCTGATACGCGGATACAAGATTGTTTGCGATACGCTGCTGATAAAGCTTACAGAAAACTTAGAGTTAGTGCCTTAGAACAAACAATAACTTATAATTCAACTGCTCTAGCTGCAGCAACTACAGCTGGAAATAATCTTGTTCCTAGTAAAACAGAAGTAGTGTTACCTTCAGATCTTATTCAGTTTATTGAAATAAGGGAAGTAGATACTGCTGATCAAACTATTAGAGTTTTTAATGAAAAAGCTGACTTAAGAACATTTAACGATTGGGGTGCAAACAAATATAACTATAACGCCTATTGGTCACGGCAAGGAAATCAAGTAATTCTTTCTCCTGGCTTTAATGATCAAAGCTCTATTGGAGTTGCAGATAAATTACAAATCCATTATTATCGTAGACTTCCAGCACTTAACGCATTGTATAATGTCACACCTAATAACTTTACAGCAGGGCTTCTTAACACTTCTAATTCAGGTGTGTCAGGCGCAGTGCAACTTTGGTTTTCTTCTAACACAGGAACTACAGCTTATGCCACTCAAGCAGAAGCAACTGCAAAAGGTGGTAGTATTACCAATGCATATTATATTGGTAAATTAGTTTATAACTGGCTTCGTGATGATAATGAGCGTGTTCTTCTTATGGGCGCTTTAGCAGAGTCTTTTGCATATTTACAAGATGATCAACAAGCTCAAAAATACATGGCAATGTTTGGTCAAGAAATAGATGAACTAAACGATGAAGATAACAAACGTAATGCTTCAGGTGGAAACTTACAAATGAGCTATAGTGCAGGAGGATTAATTTAATGGCTACTCCAGCACAACCAGATACCATTAATGTAATTGGAGCAACAGATGATGCTTCTTCTGGTGGTTTATTTAATACATCAGACAACACAACATTAAGCAGTATTGAATCTGCTATTGCGGCTGATGTCCTTGCAGCACAAACTTCTGCGACTAATGCTGCTACTTCTGAAACTAACGCAGCTAGTAGTGCTACTGCTGCAGCAACTAGTGCTACGGCTTCAGCAACTTCAGCTACAGCCTCACAGACAGCTAAGACAGCAGCAGAGACAGCAGAAACAAATGCAGAAACAGCAGAAGCAAATGCTGTAACAGCTAAAAATACTGCAACAACTCAAGCATCTAATGCTTCTACTTCTGCTTCGACAGCATCTACACAAGCTACTAATGCATCTAACAGTGCTACAGCAGCATCTAACAGTGCTACAGCATCATCTAATAGTGCAACAGCGTCAGCTAGTAGTGCTACGCAATCAGCTGGATCAGCTACAAATGCAGCTACCTCTGCTTCAAATGCAAGTACATCAGAAACTAATGCGGGTAACTCTGCTACAGCTGCAGCAAGCTCGGCTTCAACAGCTTCTACACAGGCATCTAATGCATCTACTTCAGCTTCAACTGCAAGCACTCAAGCATCTAATGCTTCTACTTCTGCTTCAACTGCAAGCACTCAGGCTACTAATGCGTCTAACTCAGCGTCAACAGCATCTACACAAGCGTCTAATGCGGCTAGTTCTGCAACAGCAGCAGCTACTTCAGCAACTGCTTCAGCAACTAGTGCAACAGCTTCTGAAGCTGCTAAGGATGCAGCGTTAGCTGCTCTTGATAGTTTTGATGATCGGTATCTTGGAGCAAAGTCTTCAGACCCAACAACAGACAATGACGGCGATCCTTTAGCTGCAGGAATGTTATACTATAATACAACAATACCTGCTATGAAACTTTATACAGGAAGTGCTTGGGTTATTGCATATGTATCAGGGGGAAGCTTTGCTTCTTTATCTGGAGCTACATTTACAGGCAATATTAGCGCACCTAACTTTACAGGTAACATAACTACAACTAGTACAGGTGTTACTCAATCAGCAGGTACAAACAACACACGACTTGCAACTACAGCGTTTTCAGTAACAGAAGCAAATAATGCGGCGGTAGCTATGGCTATTGCGCTAGGATAATAGGAGATAACTATGGCTAATGCTTTTAAAAGCAAAACCGATAAAGAAATCGGTACAAGTACAGCGACAGTATACACTTGTCCTAGTAGCACACAAACAACAATTATTGGACTTACTGTTGCAAACAGACATACAGCACAGATAGTAATAGACGTTGAATTAGATGCTTCTAGTAGAACAGCTGGCGCTCAAGATAAGGTTTTTATTATTAAAGACGCACCTATTCCAGTAGGCTCTAGTTTAGTAGTAGTTGGTGGTGAACAAAAAGTAGTAATGGAACCTGGAGATGGTTTAGAAATTACAAGTGACACTGCTTCATCGGCAGATGTAATTGCATCAATTCTAGAAATTACTTAGGAGGTTTAAATGCCCTATATTGGAAAGGACATTGAAAGTATAACTTTTAATTCCGCAAATAACCTCAACGTAGTTGGTAATATTACACTATCAGGTACTGTAGATAGTCGTGACGTTGCAGCTGACGGCACTAAGCTAGATACTGTTGCTACAAATGCAATTGCAAACCTATCAGAAGATACAACACCACAACTAGGTGGAAACCTTGATCTTAATACGAATAATGTAATTGGCACAGGTAATATAAATGTAACAGGCTCTATTACAGGCACATCTTATGTGTCTACAGGTGATATGGCTTTTACAAATAACAGTAAAGCAAAGTTTGGAACTAGTCCAAGCCTTGAGATATTTCATGATGGAAGTAACAGTATACTTAATGATGTAGGTGCTGGTAACTTTAAAATGCAACTTGCTGGTTCAGATAAGCTAGAAGTAACTAGTACAGGGGTTTCTGTAACAGGCGTTGTAGCTGCTACTTCTTATACAGGAAGCGGTGCTAATCTCACAGGAATTAATACAGATCTTGTTTCAGATACCACCCCCCAGCTTGGCGGTGCGCTTGATGTTCAGACGCACAGCATTGTCTCAACCTCTAACCGTGACATCACCATTGACCCGAATGGCACAGGCGACATCGTACTGGATGCAAATGTCGGCATCGGCACTGCGTCACCTGACAGCAATCACAAGCTAGAGGTTGCATCAGGCGGCACAGCAGAGGCTGGCATCCGCAGTGGCAACTCAAGTGAAGCTATCGTGAACTTTGGCAGAACAAATGACCGCTTGCGTGGGCGCATTGCCTACAATAATTCCAGTGAGTACATGGCGTTCTGGACAAATCAGGGCGAGAAGATGCGCCTCGACAGCAGCGGCAATCTGCTGGTTGGCACGAGCAGCTACGATGGTTCACATTTTAACGACACTTCAGGCGGTGGATTTGCAGTAACGAGTGCTGGTAAAATTGACATGAAAGTTGATGGCA